ATCAATTTTACTTGAATACAATTCAATGCTTATATCTCTATCTGCTATACAATTCTTATAATCAGCACCACTTACATCCCTACTTTCTAAAAAAACAATATAAGGTAATGCTGGAGGCTTTAAAAATCTTTCTTCTGCGACACTCATTCCTGTAGATTGTAACCAAGGCTTAATATCAAGCATTTTCTATAGCCTCCTCTACCAGTTCCTCAAGACGTTCTTTTGCAAATTCTTCTCCATATTGTATATGTGGAAAGGCTCTCGCCCTTCCTCCACCTTTTAATGCATGGCCTTTTTCAAGTAGGTGTGTTAGTCTATGTTGTCCATTTGCTACATGCCAAGTATTTCTTTTGTTATATTTATCTTCATATGACTTTTTTATTTTGAAGGCTTTTAAATATTTATCAGTACGTCTTGTAAATGTTACATGACTTTTTATGACATCATTTGTTTCTTTTGCTACTGTATCAATAGCTTTTTTAACATTTTCAGTCACTTCATCTGTATATGTTTCAAGTTCTCTTGCTATTACATCTGCTAAATCATTAATATCAATACTCATCTACCCACCGCCTTTATTTTAAGCGATTCATTTTTAAACATATAATTATCAACTTCTTGAATATCATAAATAGCATTCCGAAATTTAATTCTATAAAGTTGAGTATTTAGATATACATCTTTAAGTTCAGAACAGTACCTCACAGTAAAAATTGTATTATTTACAGATTGTTCAGAACCACTACCAAAGTATTCTTTTCCACCAGCAATATTAATTTTAGCGGAACATTTAAAATGCTCGCTCCACTCTTCTGTTCCTTCATCTAAAATCTGGAACTCTACCCTACTCCTTAATTCACCTGTCTTCAAAATATCACCCCTGTGAGCACTTTAATTTAATTATAATATCATTTAATCCGAATGGTAATATTTTATTATCTCCTGTTGCTTCTCTGTTTTCATGCCAATGATTAACTAAGAATTTTATCGCTAATACATATAATGAGCTATCATAATCTTTTGCTATTCCTGAAATTAACAAGTCCTGTTCTGCTGCCAACTGTAAACTTATTAAATCTGTATCTTCATCTGAACTATCTATCCTACAAAAAAGCTTTAACTCTTCTAAAGTCATTTCATCACCTCAAATAAAATAAAAATAGAGAGAATAAATCTCCCTATTGGTCTAAGTGAACTACCACCACCTATAGAGGTGGGAGAATTTCGCCCTTTCTGGTTAAAAAACCTTTCTTCGGAAACTTCAATTCCAATATCTAAATTATTAGACAAGGCAATCATTTTGTTATTAAAAGAATATAATAAGAATATTTGATATCCTTATTATATTCAAATGCCCTTACGAATTATTACCACGCCATTAGGATCAAGTAGCTTACCGTCTGCTATCATAATTGCTTTGTCTATATACTCATTTGTATCGTGGTCTAAATATCTATACATTGTCATTTGCAAATTGCTATTAAATGCATAATTATTAAGATTGCAATATATTGCAACTACGTCACCTGTTGCAGCATCATCATATGTTGCAATTATATCATCTTCTACTTGTATAACTGCTTTACCGCCAAAACTTTCTTGGGCTGCTGCTGCTATTCCATAATTTACACGTCCCACTGGTTGTCCTTGTGTATCAACCATACCGTCAATGTATCCTTCAAATGTTCCACTTGCCATCAAGAATGTAGCACCTGCTTTATAAGATAAAGGCATTTTTGCAAATACTTTTTTCTTCCAAGTTGCCCACTCTAAAAACTCTGCAGAAGTTAGAGTTACTATTTGAGCCGCTGGAACTCTTGTATCTTGTGTAATGCCTAGTGGTTGTCCTGAACCAGTACCACTGATTACTGATGTATCAACTGCTTTTATCATGGCTTCTACGATTAGATCAGTAACAACACTTTCAAAACCAGTTAATGTTACTGTGTCAGCTAGTAATGATGTTGAGATTTTGCACTCTAAACCATAGTAGCTAAAAGTTACATTTGTATTGACAGTAATCTTCTTTTTGTCAGATGTAGCACTTTGACCAATCCAAGTAGCATTTGGTTTCAATGATAAAATTGGAACTGATACTCCACCTTTTATAGCTAACTTTCTGATTCTTGCATAAATTTGTCCGTACGATGTCATTTTTTTGATAACTTCATTTAAAATTGTTGAAGGTATTATTGCAGCAACTTCTGATGTTGTTGTCATTTCATTTGCTCTTAATTCTGCTCCCATTTCTCCAGTCCTTGCAAATTTCATAAATGCTGTACGGTATTCAGGAGTACCAAATGGGTCTATTTCTACTTGTCTTGCTTCTGGAGTTACTACACCCATACCAAATGTACCGATTTTGGTTAACGGTCCTACTGGAATTGTTGCATTTCTTTTTTCAGGAATAAATTCTTTATCATCTTTTTTTCTTTTTTCTTCTTCATCTTCAATGGCTTTGATCATACTTCTCAATTCAGCAATATCAATATTCAATTCCTCTACTTCTTTATTTATACTTCTTAATTCTTCTACGCTTTCACTTGTAGTTGACTTTGTAACCGATGCTGCCCTTTTGTCTTCTTTTGCCTTTAACATTTTTAATAATGCTTCTTTATTCATATTATAACCCTCCATTTAATATAATTTTTGTTTGTAATCTTAACTTTTCTATCTCTTTTGAGTTGTCCAACTCAATATTTGCCCTTGCATTATCCAATACAATTTTTTCATTATCCAATGTGGCTCTTGCATTTATATCAGTACCCTCATAAGCTGGGTAATTGACTGCTGATACTTCTCTTACTCTTTTAATTTTAGAAATATATCTTGTAGGCATATCTTTATCCAAATCAGTCCATCTTTCTTCTTCAACATAAAATATTAAACTCATTCCATCAATATCCCCACGTTTTACAGCACTATAAAGGCTTTTAGCTTCTGTATTTCCTTCAATGTCAAGTTCTGCTTTTACATAAAGCCCTTTGTCATCAACTGTAAGCTGCATTGTTGAATTTCCGTTATTTCTTCTACTTCTAGCAAGTGGTATTTTCTCCCATTCATGATTGGCACTTAAAAGCACATCATCAAAATTGCAACTATCAAAAGCACCACGTTCTATAACTTCATAAAACCAATTTCCTATAGTAGTTCTTTGATTATATACAGCTGCATGGCCTTCTATTATACTTCCTTCATCTGTTGCTCTAAAATTTTCTATACTATAACTTCTTTTTACTTGTTCAGTTTTATTTAAAGGTTTATTTTTCAATCTTCATTACTCCTTCCTGGTTTGATTTACTCATCTGATATTGATTAACTAAGTTTACATCTATATAATTAAGTGACATTGTTCTTCTGTTTCCGGTGCCATCTTCAAGCGGTGGATAACCGATAATCGCTAACTTTTGATTATCAGTTAAGATTCCTTGCTCTCCTGCCGTCTTTAATAATTCTAATTTAGTTTTCGCACTCAAATATTGCATATCTTTTTGATATACACATATCTCATTGCCTTGGTCTAATTCACGTTGAGTAAATAATGTTTTGGAAAATGCCTGTGCTATTGAAATTACTCTAGGTTCAAGTGTCTTTTCATAAAAAGCTTGGTACTGTTCGTCATTAAAATCTCCATTAAAAATAGGCATGGACACGCCATACCAATTTAAAATTTTATGCTGCAAGAATTCTATTGTGTCTTTATCTATTATTTTTGGGTCTATTTGTAGTGGAGTGTACTCTCCTTTTAGGTCCATTGGAATTATCCCACTTGTACCAGTTGCTATTAATGTTTCGAGTTTTTCTCTTTCCTTTTTTTGTTTTTCATCATCTAGCATTGTATTTATTTTCAAAATACCTCTAATAGATAGACTTGTTTTTATAGCTTTTCCTAAGCCTTGGGTTACTACATCATTTATTTCAAGTACTTTCAGTAATGCTCCATTATCGGCTTGTCCATTAATACCTCCACCCATAACACTATTGCTGCTAAATTTTTTCCTTAGGTGAATTACTTCACTGTATGGAATGGTTACATCAATATTCCCAGTGAAATAAAAATGTATAAATAGTTTACCTGTTGTATCCTCTAAAAATTCAACTGTATGAGGGTTTAAAGGGTATATAGCTATACATTGCCCCTTGTCGTAAACTGGGTAAATGAATGAATTGTAATTCATAAATAACTGCCATATCACTTTTTCTAAGAAATCTCTTGTTGTCATTAACTCGTTTGGTGCAAATTTAAAAAGCCGATTATATGAACTTTTGGGTACTGTTTGTGTTCCGTCTACATTGGTTCTTATGTGTCTAAGTTGTAGTTTGCTACACTCACTCGCTATTATATCTACACATATTTGGACTACATCAGATGCATAGACGTTTTGTCCAAACTGTGAGAATATTGGTGTGTGACTATCTAATAATTTGGCATATGACAGGTTTTTTGGTGCAAATATATTTTTAAAGCCTTGTAAAATTCCCATTTTTCACCTCCTACCCTACTAATCTTAAATATTCAAGTTTATGCTCATTGTAGCCCTTATAACACATTATTGTAGTTGCTGCACCATCAATTTTCTTTTCTTCTTTTCCTTGAACTTTCATAGGCATCATTTGTTCTTTGCTATTTACATTTATAGCTGTATTTTCAAAACAAAACTTGTCAACTGGGTTGTTATTGTATACTAATAATTTACTTTTCAAATCATCTTCAACCATAGTCATTGGATTGTCCAAATTAGCATGATTTTGTTCTACCTTTTCACAATCAAAACCACAATCTTTCATTTCATTTACCCAGTATGTAGCTGACCACTTATCATACATAACTACAAATGGTCTAATTCCATAATTTTTATATAAATCAACATACCATTTAGTAACAAGTCTAAAATCATTCTCGTTGCTATCCTCTGTAACAGTTATATATCCTTGTTTTATCCACTCCTCATATCTTTCCCTTTCTATTTTAGAAATTTTATCAAGCTTTGCTTCTGGAATAAAATACTGTTGTAGAATATATTTTTTCTTGTCTCCGGGTCGCATTAATAACATTCTTGCACTTGCAAAATCTCCAGTTCTTGCAAGGTCAACTCCACCAATACCAAAACAATTCCTAAAATCTTCTATATTAAAAATTTCTTCATTCACTATATCTTGGGTGGTTAACCATGCTTGAGCATTATTTTGTTTTATATTAAAATCTTTACTCAAAACAAAAACCCTTGTTTTTTTATTAGTTTGTGCTTCTTGCAACATTTTGTTAATAAAACTTTTTTTCTTTATAACCCCTAAACTTGGATTGCTTTTTACGTGCGAACTTTCATCTTGCCATATCTCAGCTTCATTATCTTGAGAAAAAATCCAAACCCGCCATCTTGGTCGTTCTAAATCTCCATTTATTACTTGTCTAGCTTCTTTTAATCTGCCATCCAAATAACCATCATTAATTGTACCTTCTGTTGTTAACTCAAAATATAAAGGCTCATCTTGAGTGGATAGTGCTTGTCGAATAGGCATTATAGAAGAATCGTCTTTCATTTCATGAACTTCGTCAACCGAACCTACTGCAATATTACGACCTTCTTTTGCTCCTGTTTTAGCTGATATTTTTTTGATACACCCTTTATTTTGATATGAAAATTTTCCTTTTTTCTTTATATGTTTTGGATTACCAAATACTATACCTTTCCTAATTGTGTTCCTTGTTACTTTTTCTAATTCTTTACTTTCTTCTCTCATGTTATTAATTGCTTGAAACATTAAATCAGCCTGTTCATAATCATTACTAGAACATAAAATTTTGATACCAATAGGACCACAAAAAAACTCTGCTAAATTTATTGCAGCTATTAGAGGCGTTTTCCCATTTTTTCTTCCAACCAAAAACAATACATCTTGAATTAATCTTACATAACGACCTATTTCATCATCAAATATTTTAAATATATATATAGCTTCAATGAAAGCTTTTTGAAATAACTCCAAAATAAAAGGTTTTCCTGCGAAAGGTGATTCAAAGTGTTTACATTTAGTTTCAATAAATTTTATTCTTTTGTGAGCATCTTCAAATTCTATTTTTGTATTAGGATCATTAAAACATTCTAAACATCTATCTAATTCCATCATTAATTCATGGCCTATTATTATTTCTTTGCTCTTACATTTTCCTATGTATTCTAACAGCCATGAATAAGTTTCTGAACAGGGTATTCCTTCGCAGTATTTTCCTGTTTTTAAATCATACATTTAATCACCTACTCAAATTCGTCTAGTCCATCATCATCTTCAATTGTATTTTTCATAAGTACACCATTTAAAGTTTTTATAACTACTGCATAGCTATTAAGATTTTGCCTGTATTCTTTTGCTACAGGTATTGGTTTTTGCATATCCTTATGATTCGGATGAACTTTCAGCATTCCAGTTTCACTAATTAATTGTTTCAATTCATAATTTTCAGCCAATAAAAAAGAAGCATCTTCTATAAGACCTTCTACCAGTTTTGCTTTAGATTTTTCAACATCTTTAAATATCTCTTTCAATTTCTCTAATTCTTTTTGATATACTTCGCTTTTTGTCATATTATCACCTACCTCCAAAATGAAAAGTTGCCATGAAAAAAGTCCAGGAGAATTTTCAAAATTTTAAGGGTGTGAGCGAAATGCGTCCCCCACTCGTTCCCCTTGGCATTGCTCTTTTCAAAGGCTGGGGAGGGGTTAACTAAACGTTTCAAACCACTTCTCAATATATCCTTCCCATTCCTCTATAAAATCCTTTCTATAATCATCTACCATCTTCAATCTATTTAAACACTCTTCTTTGCCAATATCACAAAAAACAATCTCTGCGCCTAAATCATTCTTCAATTTTTCTCTCTTATACCTATCAGCATAACCACCAATAACCCATACTGCATTCCATTTCCCAAACCTAGTCCTCGCATTATCTATTAATGTATTATGTATAGTCCTAACATTATTATATAATACATTAGGCTTATTAAACTCCTCAAGAAATGATACAGCTTTATACAGGCTATCCATATCAATAACTAAATCTCCACGTTCCATATGTTCTTTCACATATGTTTTCTTCCCTGATAAAGGTGGACCATATACTAAGTACACTTCTTTCTTGTAACTCCCAAATCTTTTATGTGTCTTGTCGTGGCAATCTCTACATAGCACCAAAATATTGTTTGGGTTCAAACTTATATTATAATCAGTAACATTACTATAGTTGAGTGCTATCCTATGATGCAAGTGAGCTTCTTTTGAATTCAATATATATTTCTTACAATCTTCACATTGAGTACCACGTTCTGCTAAGATTACCTTTCGTAAACCCTGCCATTCCTTTGATTTATAGAAGCTTACCATATTTTATCCTCGTCAATCTTTTGCCATGTTTTTTCTACTTTTGCGTAAGTTCTTAAATATCTTGTCGGTAGCGTCGTTTCTGTAAATGTACCAAATAATCCGGAGACATCAAAGTATTTTTCTAATGTTGCTTGTTTAACTAATGCATTGGCAGTTTTAAATTTTTTTGAACAAGCAATTTTAATAATATTTTCACTGTCTTTTTCTGTTCCACGCCAAACAATTGCTGATTGAATAACCGTGGGTAAACTTTCAGTTGCCATACTCTCTACTGCCCACATTGCATTGCCCTGATAAAATATATTACCTTTGCAACTAGTTCCTAAAGTTTTAGCTATTTTCCCTCTGTAATTTTCGTAACTCATAGGTTGGCAAGCTAACGGTGTAGCTGGCATAGCCCTAAAAGGTGTCGAATGTAATAATATACTAGTTTGTTTTTCTTGTTTTCTAAAATTTGAATCAACAATTCTGATATCTTCTAAAAATTCTTGCCAATCTTCTTCGGTTTCCGACGGCAATCCAATAATATTATAAAATTTAACTTGATGTGGTTTTTCGCATTTTGCTAATCTTTCTAAAAAATTTTTAAAAATATCTCTCGTTATTTTCTTTTTAACCATAAAACGTAATCGTTCGCTTAAACCATCAATGGCAGTTGTCCTTAATTTAACTAAATCAATTTCTAATCCATTGTCCATATCTAACATAGCTCGCTCTCTATCCTTACCACCATTCCACAAACCACTATAATTAAATTCTTCTTGTACTGCCTGTTTGCGGTGCCACGTATACCCACAGAATAAACATTTATGATTACAACCAATTACATCTTCATGATATGTTTCACCATTCTCTAATTTTATATCGTATGGATATATTTTTTCTACTTGGTTTATATAGTATTGTTTATTTATATTAAAATATTTACTGTTTACAACAAAAGGACTTTCATATTCTTCACCTTTATCAAGTGCTGTAATAAGTTTTTCGATTTCTCCCTCTGCTCTTCCTAGCATGAAATAATCTGCAAATTTTAAAAATGGTCTAACATTTAAAACGCCTTGCCCTCCCAAAATTACTTTATATTTTTTTTCTTTCCA